CCCCCATCAGCTGTCCGATATTCTGCACCTCGGTAGCCGTGCGGGGCTTGGAGCTTCCGAGTCTTCCCTGCGTCAGGCCAAAGTCGGGCATCGATACCAAGTACTCGGATACCTGACGCATCTGCACCATCTCCTGATCAAAGCTGATCGGTGGCTGGGGCATGAGTACTGGCTTAACTCCCGTGGGCAAGAGAACCCCTGTGCCGAATTTGATATTGTTCACATTGGGTATGTCCTGATCAGAGGAAAACATCGGTGAGTTGTAGAGGCTCATCGCATCGGCCTTGGCGTTCATGGTCTTGGTCAACGCAGCCTCAAACGCTGCAACCGTTTCACAAACTCCACGGCTGGAATAAAAACCTTTGTCTGGAGTAAACTCCAGCATGCACGGCACAAACGGCATCTGCCCGTGGGCATAGGGAAGCTCAAACTTAGGGCGAATAGGTTCGTCAGGAGCCTGCGGGCTGAAGGTCTCCACGATGATCTTCCCCTTGTCATCCCGATAGTAGCACTCCCAGATAATGATGTTATCCCGCATGCTGCCCTCGGTCAGACCCTGCTTGCCTAGCTTGTGCTGATCATACGAGCGAACCCCAGCACCAGCCGAGTTCCCCTCGCCTTTGATCCGCTTAATAAAATCATCGTCCTGCTTGTACGCCTCATTGCGACGATACTGGCCTTCAGAAATTTCCATGATGTGGCAGATCCGATCACAGCTCTCCATGTCCTTGGTGTAGTACGGGAACACAAGATACATCGGGTTAACTGCATCAAACTTGACCGACCTGTTGGCTTCATCCCAAGATGTCTTCATAAACGAGATCCCGCAACGAAGCATGGCCGACACATAGACCATCATCTCGGTTTCAAAATTGGAACGCTCACGCAGCATGTAGTTAAACCAGCTCTCCGCTGCGTAGCGCAGAGACTGCATCTGAGGTTTGCGTGGGGTAAAGCTGGCCAGATTCTCAGCTGAGTAAATCTGGTTTATGTAAAACGGTACGAACTTATTGATGATCGAGTTCGCTAAAGGATAGTGAAGGTCGGCTGCATTCGGCCAAGGTTTACGCTTACGACGAAGTCCACCATTGCACATGGTGTACCAAACCTTCTGCCGATCCTCCCAAGTGGTTCGCTTTTTAAGGTCATCGCAAAAAGCATCGTACAGCTCTTGCGTGGTCATTTAGTCCCCAGCGTCGAAGCCACTTCTGGCATCTTCAAAGTTAGTTTGGATGGTATTGCCGAATACATCTGTCTGCAAATGACTACCACCAGCATCATTTGAGGTCAAGCTCGGTCTGGTCTTGACATAAGCCCAGATGGCTCCAGCAGCTGCATCCGCACGATCTGGACTGCTTCCACCTGTCCTTTGCTTATATTCAGCCTTGGACTCCAGCTTGATACTGCCATTGGATGTGCAGAAGAACCTGCGGGTACACAGCTGTCCGTCCATGATGTCGTCCTTGGGCAGGATCACTCCCCTGTCCTCAATCAGCTTGCCTGCCGTAAACAACATCTCGGAAGCCTTGTTGGCGTACCCAGCCAAACCAGCCGTACCAAAGTTCACACGGTTGACGCTGTACCCCTGCTCGTCCATGCGCCTAATCATGGGCGACCCGATACCCCCGTTGTCAGCCCAGACCAGCTTGGGGTTAACCTGAAACGCCCGCAGCTCCCTTATCACCCGTCCGACGGTACGCATCTCGTCCCGATCCTTAATGATGATTAGAGGCAACAGTTTGTTCCCGTCCATGATGGCCACGGCAGTCTCGTCAACCCCTGCCCCACCCCAGTCGATAAAAGCCACCCTATCCATAGGAAAGTGGGTTGGGGGTGTAGCCCTGCAGTCATGGATCTTGGTTTCCGAGATCACGGTCTCGTTATCAGCCTCATCCACAAACTCGTTATGGATCATGCTCCTGACCAGCGGGTGGTCGTCCCCATACAGCTCCTTAAGTCTTCTAATCGACTCGTCCGTAATATGTGGGCATTGGCCGATGGGAATAGTGAAGGTCTTCCAGAACTTAGCATGTTCCCTAAAGCACTTGGCAAAGAAGCTGTTTGCTGAACCTGTGCTGCTAATAGCTAACCAGCGGTTGGGTTGGGTGCGTTCACCTGCATGCCAGATCTCTGCAGGTATGGACTTGGCCTCGTCATAGATCAGCATCAGGTTGCCCTTGCCCCCAGTTGTGCTGCCCTCTGGATGCCACCCCTCCATCCGCTGGGGTTCGTCCGTGGTAAAGGCCACCGCCCTTCCATTAATCGGGCTGATCAGCTCGTTGGAGTTAACCGTCCAGCCCTTCAGCTTAGAGGCGTACTTGTGTACGGTGGCAAACAAGCCTGACTTAATCTGTCTGCCTACGTTAGAAGTAACAATCACATAGCTGTTAGGGAATACGGCGCAGTGCCAGATGATGGCTGGTACCACTAAGAAGCTGGACTTGCCCGATCCGTTGGGTGCCCTGACAGCTACTCTGCCACCAGCATCAAGTGCATCCATGCACTGGATCTGCCAAGGGTAGAGGCTGTCCATCCCAAGGTAGTGGCTGGAGAACCCCGCCAGTGTGGACAGGAACTTCAGCTTCTGGAGTTCATTCATTTGGGACATTTGACTTCTCCTTGGCTAACCGCTTCGCCTCCAGCTTGGCCTTCTTTCGTCGCTTGCGGGCTTGTATGCGACGCTTAACTCGGTGGATGAGTGCGTAGTCTGGATCGTTGCGAACCCTGCGTTTAAGCCATTCTCGGCACTTGGCGTAGAACTGTAATTTGTAGGCTTCATCGGAGTGAAGGCGGGCTTTGTGTTCGGTGTAATTCCAAGGCATGGGGTGGGAAATTTAGGGGGTGGGGGTGTAGCCGATAATGCAGGGGGGTGGTAGGTTGCTCGTCTCTATATATTTAGTGTGACGCATGGGGGGTGGGGTGGTGGTACGGGGTATCTGGAGAATCCTGAGGAGCTGATGTAAGTCGTTGATTTTCAAAAAAAGAGAATAAAAGATTTGATGCTATAATCTTTTATGATGAACATTGTTGTTCAGTGGTAGGTACTTCCATAAGCTGTGGTGGTGGTTCTGTTAACGGAATAACATCTATGGTCTGCAGTCTGGCCTCACTCAGTCTCTGACAGATGGCAGATGATACATCCAGTGAGAGAGTGTTAGTCGTTCCACCTGAGACTCTTAGCTCTGTCTTCTGGCTGAACTCCTCTGGTCTTACTCTCTCGAGTAGCCATTGGGCTGACTGAGGTGAAGATTGGGCGTGATTCCTGAGCTTTGTCAGGTTGTCGGCGATGAAGTTCTCTCGCTCTGCATCTAGCCTCTCGGCAAATTCCCTGCTCTGCTCCTTCATCTCGATCAGCTTCCCGATCCCAATGCCCACAGCACCCGCCATGGTTTTCAGACTCATCCCGAGACGAGCGAGTCGATACAGCTCTTTGATTTTCGTCTGACTGAAGTTTTCAAATGTTGTCCTCGGTTTTCCTCGTCCTCTTTTTTGCACGACTGGGACAGGAACAGGAACAGGATCGGGAATCTTTTCTGGCATCGTGACAACTGGTGATCCGTTCACCACTTCGATGCTGAGATCTTTATTCGGGTCAACTTGCTTCACCCGCTTCCTCCTCATTAATTCTTTCGGCACGGATCAGTTTTTAATTGCAATCTTTAATCTGTCGACCACTTTCAGCTGTTTAGCAGTTGTCCTCCCAGCGGATGAAAGATCGAACAGAGCCGTGTGGGTTGCGAATATCTCGAGAGCTGGCACTCGTGAACTCCTCCAGCTCGTAATAAATAACGGCGAAAATACTCGATCCTTCGAGCGTGAGGGCTGGTCAAACCCGAGCATGAAAAGAATTTTCCTGTGAGCGAATTTCCCAATCGGTGACAACTCACAAGCCTCTCCCTTTATGGGGGAGGCTTACTGCTCACGAGATAAACCCATCGATGAGTAAGCTCTCTCCCTATGACAACTCTCTCCCCTCTGGAATCCATCCGAGAATCACTCGCAAGAGATACCCAATCGAAACCAAGCGAACCCTTTCTGCTTATAAAAATAAATGGTTCGCAAGATCCGTGCATGAGACCTGCTCTCGAGTGAAAGCTACCCGCTGTCCCCATACTACCCCGACCCTCAAATCAATTCCTCGGGCATCCTCGTGCGATATTTTGGGCTGTGTGATGGTGATCCCTGCCTTCCCCTGTCTTGTGTCATAAAGCAGTTAAATAAACTACAAAGCAGTTGACAGGATAATCATTATGGTGATAAGCTCACCATAGTTCTCACCACAACTTCTACAGGCGATACTAAGTCGTTCGACGCTTCAGAGTGCGTTCCTCGAGGGAAATTCTCCCCACATATCGGAGACTCCCCGCAATCCCGAGACGATTAATTGGTGCTGACGATCTTTATGATCGGGTGACCAAAAAGTTTCGAGGTCTAAAATTTGCAACGAGATCAGCTGGCAGTGACCCGCAGGGATGCGGGAAACTTCCAGAGGGCACTTTGATTCTTGGAAAAACTGGACGGCCTCGGGCAATCACCCGAGCGGGTCACGACTAGCGGGAGCAAGTTGACTCGGCTGATTAAAATTTAAGAACTGAATTCATACACTGCACCTCTGGCCTATGTCGGCTCGGGGTGCAGTAATGAATTCGGCACTGAGTGCTGGGTTCAATACAAAAACAAAAACAGGAGGAACAGACGCATGAAAATTCACCATTGGTATGTATTAAATAAATGCACTGGCGAAAGGTTTGAGGACAACATCGATTCGCATGAGCTGGCAAAGTTGATATGCGATGAGGAAAACAAGAAGAACGAGTACGAGTGGGGGCTAGAGAATGAGTGGGAAGTTCGAGCGGTGTACCACAAAGACCCGCTTGAACCATCCGACTCAAACGATGCCGAATGCTTGGCCTCGATCTTGGACTACCAGTAAACAACCAACAAAAGGAGGAGCAGACAACATGACAATAATTCAAAAGATACTTAAAGACCACAGGGTCGAGGAAATCAGCGACGAGCGGTCAGTTGGTGATGGGTTCTGGGTCTACTTGAAAGTCGGATACTACGGCTACGAGGAAGGCTCGCACATCATCCACGAGGACACACCCACCCAGTGCTTCTCTCTTTTGAGAGATTCTCGTCGGTGCGGTTGCGATCAATGTTTGGAATCGGAGGAACAAAAAAAGAAGGAGGAGCAGACAAAATGAAATCAGAAACTATTAGCGATGTGAGAGTAAAGTTGAGTAAATCCGAGGCCGAGGTCGCTCGGCTGAGGGAAGCGTTGAGGGTTGTGGCAGATACGGCACTGGATGCCTTCAACCGAGTCGCAGTGCTTGGTCAGGAATTGAACGCACTAAAAAACAAATAACAAAAGGAGGAACACATGGACGAAGAGCGATTCCAAGTCGATGAGACTTTGGTGATGCACTCGCCCTTCACCAACGAGGATACCCTTGTAAATTTCAGGGGCTTCCTTGGCGGTGACAAGGCAGTGGTCATCCCACTCCCGAAAGGACTGCAAATGTCAGTCCCAGCGGAGTGGTTGCGAAAGCAGTGATCACCCTCAGCCCTCGGGAGGAATGCCCCGAGGGTTGCAGTGATCCCTGAGATCAGGGGGCACACACAAAAAACAAAACGCCCGCAAGGGCAGAAGGAGCAGACATGAACAACATAACAACAACGCAACTCAACAGCTACGCACGGCTGGTCGATCTCTCGATCAGGCGTTTCATCGGTGGCAGACAAGATCGTAAAGCCACCAGCGAGGTCGAGGCCAATCACTCGATCTCCGCTGGGCAGGGCGGGCGATTCGTCAAGGCACTGATCCGACCCGACTATTTGAAGTCGGTCAATCAGGTTGCCTCTCGGATCAGGGAGAACTTCTACAAGTTCACCCTCCCGTGGCGGGGAGAGAGTCGGGTTCTCCCGATCTCTCAGTTTCAAGCCTTCACCGAGGCACACAACAGACTGGTCGACGAGTTCAACCGACTCGCCGACGATCTCTGTGCCCGCTACGACGAGATCAGGAACGAGGCCGAGGTCAGGCTGAACGGGTTGTTCAACGCATCGGAGTACCCCTCCAGCTCGAGCGAGTTTCGCTCCCGCTTCGAGGTGACCTTCGACGCTGAGGCATTCCCTCGGGAGACCGACCTCAACGACCCCCGACTGCAGGCTCGTGCCCAGCAGGCGATCTCAGCCCGCCTCGCTGACGCTCACAGACAGCTACTCGACAGGGTGGCTGATGTGGTCGCTCACTTTGGTCGTACCTTGGCGAATCCCAAGGCGATCTTCCGTGACTCAACTATCACTGCCATCAGCGAGACCATCGATGAGGCAGAGGCGTTGAACTTCACGGGAAACGCTGAGATTGCGAAGGCACTCTCGGACGCTCGGAAAACTCTGGTCGCATTCAACGACCCGCAAATTTTGCGGGACTCGAAAGCGGTCAGGAAGGATGCGGTGGTCGCATCCAAGTCGGTACTAAACACACTGCAGAGCTTACAGTCCTCACTCGGGTCTGTGGCATCTGCTTAACAGCACTAAACATAAAGGAACAGACAACATGAACAACAACATCAACCAAATTAAAATCGGAAACCTCGCCAGCGATCTGGCAACGGCATTCAAAAACAAAATCTCCTGCCTGCTCATTGGGCGGGCGGGAGTCGGCAAGACGGCAATCGTTCAGGACGCTTGGAAGCGGGTCGCTTCTGAGGTCGGCGGTGACCCCGAGGTCATCGTGGATACACCTGCCTGCTCCGATCCGACTGACTACAAAGGTCTGCCAGTCGTGATCGACGGGTCAGCAGTGTTCGATCCAATCGGACTGCTCAGGAGATTGCTCAAGGCAAAGAAGCCCACCCTGTGCTTCCTCGATGACTTGGGTCAGGCCAGTGAGGCGGTGCAGAAAGGTCTGCAACACATCATCTGGGCACGAGAGGTCGAGGGCAAACGCATCCCCGATTGTGTGCAGTTCGTCGGAGCGACGAATGCCCGCACTGATAGGGCTGGCGTGGGCTGGCTCATCTCTCCCCTGATCGGGCGATTCGATGCGACCATCGAAGTCCTCCCCGACCTCAACCACTGGCTGGGCTGGGCTGGCACGGCTGGGATCTCCCCCGAGATTCTCAGCTTCCTCCAGTTCCGACCTGATCGGTTCGCTGAGGAACCCACCGCCGAGTTCGCCAAGAAAGTGGCGTGTCCTCGCTCGTGGGAGGCAGTTGACAGACTCGTGAAGGCAAAGCTCACCTCTCCCGCTTGGCTCACCGCCTCGCTCGGGACAGCTGGCGTTGACCTGCACGGCTTCCTCTCGGTCTACGAGGGGCTGGCAACTCTGCCCGACGAGATACTGGCGAATCCCGCCAAGGCATCGGTGCCGACCAAGCCCGAGGTTCGGTGGGCTTTAATCGGAGCGTTGACGGCGAGGCTGAAGGCTGATGCGAAAAACTCGAAAGCGTTTTTCAGCTACATCCCTCGACTCGGCGAGGCGTTCGAGGCGTTCGCCTGTAAAACTGCGACCAAGGTCGCACCAAAAGTTGAGATCTGCCCGCACTACGGAGAGTGGGTAGCGAATCGTGGTCACCTGTTGGTGGCCTAACAAAAAGGAGGTTCAGCGATGAACAAGAAAAAACTTAGTGCAGAATCTATCCTCGAGAAGGCTCGGGTGCGGATCGTGTGCGATGCCCCATTCTTTGGGGCAATCGCATGCGGTCTGCCCAGTGAGCTGGACGAGAGTGTTGGCACGGCATGCACGGACGGCACGAGAATCCGCTACGCACCCACCTTCCTCGAGAAGCTGGATGTGAGGCAGGTTGTTGGGCTGATCGCACACGAGGTGCTTCACATCGCACTGCTCCACTCGGTCAATCGTGGAAGCCGTGACCCTCAGCTGTGGAATCAGGCGTGTGACTATGTCATCAACCTGATTCTAAAAGACGGCGGGTACTACCTGCCCGAGGGCGGTCTGCTCGATGAGAAGTACCGCAACCTGTCCGAGTATCAGGTCTACGAGATACTGGCAAAGGACAGGGCTGAGAAGCAGAAGCAGAAACAGCAGAAACAGGACAACCAGTCATCCAGCAAACAGGATGACAAGTCATCCAGCTCGGGAGCTGGTGGCGATGAGCAGTCCGACGAGCAATCGTCTGACGGCGAGCCAGACAAGTCATCCGAGTGGGGCAAGGTTGAAGACCCAACCGAGGACGGCAAGCCACTGAGCGAAGCGAAGAAGGCTGAGGTATCTGAAAAGATTCTTCAGTCAGTCGCTGGTGCAGAGGCTACAGCCCGACTCGCTGGCAACCTGCCCGCTGGGCTTGACCGACTGCTGGGCAGCTCACGCAAACCAGCGGTCAACTGGCGGGACACACTTCGCCGACTGCTGACCGAGAAGACCAACGATGACTGGAGCTGGCGTAGGCCATCTCGCCGTCACCGCACCGCAATCCTCCCGAGCCTCAGCTCTGAGGGTGCAGGCGTACTGGCGATCTCGGTGGACACCTCGGGGAGCATCAGCCCCGAGCTTTACGAGCAGGCCATCGCCGAGGTTCAGGAGTGTGCCCAGTCGATCAAGGCGAAAGTCTTCATCGGCTCGTGCGATACCGAACACTACGGCTTCGAGGAATACCTCGACGGCGATCCCCTCCCCAAGTTGCGGGGCGGTGGTGGCACAGACTTCGACGATGCCTCGGTGAAACTCGATGACCTGATCAGTCAGGGCAACGAGGTGAAGGCACATGTCTTCATCACTGACGGCCAAGTCAGCAACTGGGGAGCTGAGGTTTGCCCGACTGTCTGGGCGATCCACTCCAACACTGAAGGCATCCAGCCCCCGTATGGGGAGCTGGTCAACATCCCTCGGGAGGGATGACAAATCGGCGAGGGAGCTGGCTCACCCAATGTGGGTCAGCTCCCAAGCCACAACTAAAAGGAACAGACAACATGAACAACAAAAACAAAACACACATCAAAGAGATATTTGACCGACTCAGCAAATCTGACAGGTCAAAGATTCTTGAACTTAATAACGCATACGAAAAGTGTCAGAGGTTATACGGAGAAGATGACTCAGATTCGATTAACGATATCGAATCAATCATCCGACCCAAGGCAAGAGATTATGCGAAACAGTTGATCAGTAGGAGCGGGGTGCCAGAGGACGGACATGGCTGGGAGTTTACTCCATCCATCTTCGCCAAGGGTGACGGAGAGATTGAGATTCTACTCTGTCGCACTGAGGATGGTCGGTTCGTTCCGTCCACCTCCTCACCCTGCTGGGAAGCTAAGGCTGGATCAATAAGCAGCGACTTTGGGTTTACAGATCCAGCATTGGCCTTGGCCTACGGGTTGACCGAGGCGTTTGCCTACTACCTTGCGGGAGACATCTCGCATCTTAGAGACGGCAAGCACTTCCCTAAACTAAAGCGAAACAAATCCAGCAAGAGAAAGGTGGTGGCAAAATGAGCGTAATTAAAAACAGAGCGGGCAAGGGTCAGGAGGTTTGGGTCACCAAGACCAACCTCCTGTCCCTGCTACCCAAGCAGGTGTCGGAAAGGATCATCAGGAATGCGGTGACAAATGCTCTCGGTGGAAACATCCCCCGACTGATCCCCACCAAGGCAACTTGGGACACCCAATCAAACGATGCGTGGCACAAGGCGAGTCTGTGGATACAGGAAAAGGCTGAGGCTTACTGCCAGCTCCACGGCTTAGGAGAAATCTTTGTCCGTGGATCAGACATAAGAGTTCACCTTCAAGGCGGGCGAGGTGAGGCAACCTGCATCCAGTCCGACTGGGGGCTGGTTCTCTCCCAGTACTACAAGCTACCAATCAAGTGGAGATTCAAGAGCGACAGCTTGGCCTATGTGCCAGCCCTGTTCGCTGAGTTGAACAAGCTGGCTGGGGAGCTACCCGCAAAGTACGAGTCGGAGAACGCATTCCATGCAGTCAACAGAAGGCGTAACAGGAGGACAGTACTTGCCTTGAGGAGGTCTCTTGGATTTATAAGGGCAGGCAAATCCCTCGACGATCCAAGGGAAGATGCGTTCAGCAAGAACTCATCTTACTCACTCGACAAGTGCCTCCGCTCGGAGTGGCCGTCGAGTAAACACACAAAGAAAGTCGGGAAGGTCGGGGTAGACCTGACGATCAGCGGGAATCATGCGAGCCACATCTCGTGCGACCTGCGACTCAACTTCAGCATCCATGATGAGAAGCTGAGAAACGAAAACAACTGGAAGCTCCAACAGCTTTTCAAAGCTGTTCGTGATCTGACAGACAACCAAGAAAGGAAAGAAAATGATGAAGCTATCCCAGCTTCTTGAGGATGACGAAGCACTCGACACGATTGCTGCAACCATCCTCGAGACACTCAAAGACGAGGGAGTCATCCGAAGTACGGATGAACTCGACGAGAGTGTCGCAGAGGTTCACATCAAAGAAAGTGTTCGGGCTGGTCTCGAACAGGTACAGGAGGAGATGAGCTATGAGAATTAGTGTTAACCTGCCCGACGAAATACGGGCAGACATGGAGAAGATATCGAAGGAGTCTGGTGACCGATCACTCGGATCGATTGTCCGAGAGGCGTTGCTGGAGTTCATCGAGGAGAAAACGAAATGAGTCTGTCGGGTGTGTTGCTCGGCACTCACTCCGAGCTAATGCGGAAACGCATTCGGCGTGAGGGTAACAACATGAAGTCCTGCCCCAATATCAATCAGTGGTACTGGCTAAGGCACATCGTGCGTGTTGGTAAAGACTCGGTCATGGCGAAAGCCATAACACAGAAAGAAAAGAAAGAGATCATAGGATCTCTCGTCTCAATAGATAAGTGGCTCGAGCATAGGTTCAATACCAAGTTCGAGTTACCCCTGTACGGAGACAGATAAAAACAGAAAGGAGGAACAGATGATTGAGTTAACTATTGATAGGAAGATTCGTGAGGCTCGTGCGACCACGCTCGTTCTATGCGGGGTGGCTATCGGACTAGCCTTATGTCTTTCTTTTATCCTGTTAGCATCTGCTACGCAGACGGCTACAGAGACCCTGCTGAAATACACTTATGTAATTCGGTAGCGGATTTGATCGGGGGTTGGTTCAATCCCTCCC